GGCCCTCCTGCACCTACTGTCACTGGATAACTACCAGCTGCAACTGCAAGACCTGTACCAAATCTCATTCCACCTGCACCACCACCGCCTGCATTATTAGATCCTCCTCCACCTCCACCACCTACAATTAAGTATTCAGATATTTCTGTGACACCAGTCGGACATACCCAAGTTCCTGATCCTGTAAACTGTAATACAACATCAAAATCAAGTAACCAGTTTCCTGAACCAATAAGTTGACTAACAGTTCCAAGTGTAAACATACCACTATGGGTACTGAATCGGCCTAACGATAAAGGTTCAGCTCTTATTAAACCACCAGTGTAGCGACTCATTAGTTAACCTATGATATTATTTCAAAGCTAGTGGTATACACTATACTGCTTGTGGTGGAAGCATTTGCCCCTATAGATTGATTTTCTTTTAGATAAAAACTCGTACTTTTATCAATAACTATTAAACTAGAATTTGCTGGCACAGTTATTGCATGAGCAATAGCGTTAGATACACCACCTAAATCATCTAGAGGATAAAGATTCACATGAACCACAGCAGCTGTTGTGGTGTTATTGTTAGCTGCTATAATTGTATTAATTTTAAGAACTTTACCACTACTAGCTGGATTATTAGCTATAGCTCTATCAGCAACGGCAGCTGCTACAGAAGTAGTGTCTCCCAGTATACTAGTTACGCCTACAATATTTGGATTTGCCATTTATATTTTCCTTTTAACCAAAAACTATTGACATAGCTATGGCTTTTCCTGTTGTTAAACCGGGAGTCTTTAGCTTAGCATTTGTTATGCTACCATCTTCTATTTTAGCGTTAGTGATGGTACCAGTTGAAACTATATTACCTCTTAATTTAGTTAATGCCATATCTTACCCTATGTTTGATCTGATTCTAAAATTGACATAATAACATCTACATTGCCAGCAGTAGCTCTTACTTGTAATGATTGATTAACTTCTAATACAACTTTTTGATCTCCTCCAACAGCAACTAATGAACCACCAATTGGAACTGGAGCTGCTTGTACTAATGTTATGTTTCCATTAGGGCCAGTTGCTGTATTGACTTGAACATCAACACAAGCCGTAGTTGTAGTATTTCTGTTAGCTAAAGATAAACCTATAACTGTAGCCACACATCCAGTGGGAACTGAATAATTACCCACATTTGCAAAGGTAGTTAATGCAGCAACTTTATTATTTGCAAAACTTACGTTAGCTGATAGTTTATTTTTAAAATTGTTTGCCATGTTGTTCCTTGATTATCCTAAAGCAATTGCAAAAGGTATTGCAGAAGCAGATGCATTGTTAGCAGTATTGCTTATTTCTATACTAAGATTTGCAAAATTATTATCTACTTGTTGATTAGTTAATGCTGAACCTTTTACATCAACACCATTTGTAATTGCGTCTGGTAATAATGTTCCAGTTGTTCTTAAAGTAATATTTGCATATGTCATTATTTTTCTGCCATTTTTATTAAAAGTTCTTTTATTTCATTTACTGATTGTTTTATAGTATTTATTTCATTATCCATACGTGCCATATTATCTTTGACTAAATTTTTTTGATTATATTCATAAAAAGCATTTTTGTCAATGTTAACAATAGCTTTCGACTTTGGATCTCTAACTAAATGTGGAAAATCTTTTACTTTCATCATCTTAATGCTATCGCTCTTAAATTCTTAATTTTAGCAATTTTTGAATTATCAGTAGAACCTAAAACTATTTTAAATACTAGTGAATTAAATTCATCTATATTATTAACTTCTTTTTGAAATTGAACAAATTCTCCACCAAGAGAATCTTGAATAGTGACATTCGACACTTTCTCATATTCTATAGTGTTCATATTTGTGCTATCGCCAGCTAGTTTTGTCTTTAAGTATATATTTACACTAGCTTCTGATGGTTTAGCAACATCAAAGAAAAACTTAACGCCCGTTGATGGATTAATAAAATCAATTTGTCTTGAAATATATTTTGAATACGCAGAACCACCAACTGCAGCTTCTTCAGCTACAAAGTCATTAGTTGAAACAATAGAATAAACATTATGATTTGATGTATCAGGTGTAATAACAGCATTACCAGTTATTTTTTTCACCTTTATTCTAACATTACTACTTGTTCCTTGACCCACGTCTAAAACTCTATATAAACCTGAATTGTATGTACCAGCACCTGTAAGAGTTGTATTAGCACTAACATTTAAAATACTACCATTAATAATAGCATTAGAATTATTACAATCATTAATATTTGCCAAATTAATTATACCAATAGCATTTGACAATAAGTAAAAATTAGCTTTGTGTCCTACACCTTTATTATTACTTCCAATATTAGAAATTAAATCAAATTCATGTTTTAAAACAGTAGCAAATGAAGGTTCATTAACTAAATTTCTTTTAAAATTAACACCTAATTGTTCAATATCAATAACAGGAGAGACTCTATCATTATCAGTATTCATATCAATTCTATAATCAAATGTTTCTCTACCTGAAGCTTTTCTTCTTTTATTTGTTGGACCAGCTATTGTTCTTTCTGTTTCAAAATCATTTTGAACTGCATTTTGAATTTCACTAAAAGTTGTATCAACAGTATATGTGCTTCCAAGTGTAGTAGTTATAACTTTGTTTGATACACTTGTATTAGCTGGTTTAAATATTGAATTTTGAGGTGTTATTGAAGAATAGGATGTATTTTCAAATACTCTCACATAACCACCACCAAATCTTGATCTGCTTGTTACATTCGGCATACCAGAACCACCATTGCCTGCACTTAAAATTGGAGATGCACCAAGATTAATTGTATATGATCCTAACTTAACATTGGATATTTGAAAATCTTGCTCTTGAATAACATTACCAGGTAATCCTACTACATTACCAATATGATAACTTCCATTAGCTAATAATATATTTGCATTGCTAACATTTTTTATATTAACAAACGAATCATTTATAAAACCATGATTAAAATGATACACTTTCATAGTTGTAAAACCAGGATATACTTCCAAAGGATCTACTTCTAATGCTTCAGTTATATCGGTTCCTAAACCACCAGAACCTGAAAGCTCTAAAGGAACTGTTGCTGTTACGTCAGTTGAAAATTTAGCTCTATAAATGTTAACTTTTATATCTTCGAATAAATCTGGCTGGAAAAGTTTTAAATTTTCTGATAAAAACAAAGAACCTATCAAAGGTTGCTCTGATATTCTTCTTCCTGTTTTAGTATCAGTACCATTTAATTCTGAAACATAAACATTATATGCTCTTGAATCTGATCCAACCGATAAAGCATATTCACCTGTATCCACAAATATTGGTGAACTAAATGTAACAGTAGTTGCAACATTAGCGTTATCTGAAGTTAAAACATTGGCAGCAGGAATATGTGCTTGACTAAATGGTAGTATTGTTTGGCCAGGCTGATTATCTACAATTCTTCTTAATTGTAAAAAAACAGGAATAGTAGCATCAGCAGACTGAAAGAACAAATCAACTTTTGTAATATAAGTTGGTTCTTCAACTATAAAAGATTGAGCTACTGGATCTATTCTGTTAAGTGCCATTTAAATTCCTACAAATATTTGTTATTGAAATCTGATGCTAATTCTGCTTGAGCTTCTTCTTGTGTATAGTAACCAACTCTTGAAGCATCTCCAAACTGATCAGCTACTCCACCTTGAGTCTCTTTATCTTGCTCACCGTGTGTTGTGGCTCCTTGAGCAAACGATTGGAAAAATTCCTCAACATTTGCAATTTCAGAAGCATCAGTTTTTGTACTTACACCAGGGAATTCTCTCTCCCACCATTCTACATCTTCTTCTCGAGCAACTCCTCCAAAAGCTAAATGAACTATTTGATCTGGAGGAATATTACCTCTAATATCTGCGTATACTTGTTCCAAAATACTTTTTTGTGGAAATATTTCAGGTGGGATCTGAGGATCCTTAACTGTTGGAGTTGGAGGTTGTGGTGGTTGAGCAGGTCTTAATACTTCAGTAGTAATTTCTCTAATTACACCATCACTTACAAAAACTTGTTCTGCAAATGTAACTTCTGCTTCTTGATCATTAATAGGTGAACTTGAAAGTCTTAATAATTTTTTACCTGTATTAATATTTAATGATGTTGATACATAATGAAAATCTAGTTCAATTGATCCAAAATTATCAGTAGTTAATACTAATGAACTGTTAGACATTAAATTTGAAAGATCTCTTCTAGTCACTCTTGTATCAGATTTAGCAGCGTTTGTTGCAATATTTGCAGCAAGTTGTAATTGTTTTGTTTTTATTTCAGCTGTAACTTGACTTAAAAATGGTTGAATAGGTTGTCCATCAAAGAAACCAAATACTTGTGTATTGGGTCTCATACCTTCCACATTAACTTTTATAAATGCACTTCTCATTTTTGGAACAACTGTAATATTTTTTACAATTTCATTACCTTGTAATTTTAATGAAGATGTAGCTGGCGAAATTGATCCCAATAAATCTGATAAACCTTTTAAGTTTTCTGGAAGTTCATCTGTATTTTGTGGTACTCCATTTCTTAATTGTTCAATATCATTAAGTGAACCAAATATATTTCTTCCATCTCTTTTAACAAAAGATAATGTACTTAAAGTCTCGAAAGAACCGGTTCTGTCAACTTGTACCTGTGGAACTCTTTTATCATCAAACCACAAATCTCCTGGTGGAGACAGTGTCATTGCTCCTTGAAACTGATTAAGGTTAAATGGATTCAAATTTTGTGTCTTACTTGAAAATGGATTTCTTACTAATATTTCATGAGTATATGGCAAAGAAGCAACTGATCCAGTAAGAACGTAATTATTACTTGTTCTTTGAGCATCAGTAGTTGATGCTTCTCTCATGTTTATAAATTCACTTTTTATAAGAGGACTAGCTTCTTTTTTAGTATAATTAACAGATACAGCATAATCAGGATTTTCTAATGAATCTCCTACACCATGGCCCGTAAATGAATCAACTACAAAACCATTTTTAAATCTTTCAAAACCTAGATCATCTTGTATTTGTTCTTGTTGTGCATCTCTTTCAAGCAAATTTAAAGTTGTGTAAAATTCTAATGTTTTTACTCTATTTTCTAATCTACCAATATCTTTCATGGTAAATCTTTTGTTTTCGACTCTCTTAACTTCTATGTCCCTATTAATATTAAACACATATGGTTTTTGTTGAAACACAAATAGTTTTAATAAGTCAGATGGAAAATTAGGTTCTCTTGGACTAAGTTCACTTGTTCCCTCAACGACAAAAAAGTTACCTTTTTCATTCAATCCAACTGAAGATATCTTAGGCAAGAAGTATTGATAATCTGTAACAAAATTTACTTCTGGATCTAAAAATTCTGTTGTCGAAGCACCTGTGCCAGTAAATCCAGTCCCTACATCATTTATTCTTGGTCTAAAATCTAAACAATCTCTTAGACTAAAGAACACACCATTAAACTCAACTGTTGGTATATCTTCATAATCAGGATATGATCCAACAGAGAAAAAGTCTCCAGCTCCATGAGCAAAGAAATCAAAAGTAACTCTTATTGGATGTTCTGGTTTTGCTTTACCAGCTTTTAATTTTACTTTAGCAAGATCATAAAATGTAGATTTTTGACCATTGTCAAATGAATATCTTTCTGTAACATCAGAAGAACCAGAATCGGTATAAGAGGATCCAAAGGCCACATTTGACATTTTAACTGATTTTAATTTAAAACCATCTGCTTTACCTAAAGTTAGTATTGATGCTTGAGCAGTTTCTTTGGTAGTAAAATCTATTGTTTGATTTGCATTTAATGTTTTAGTTTTTCTTAAAGCTGCACTAGTTACTTTATTTACAGTAACTATAAATTCCATACTTTCATTATTTAAATTTTCACCAGGTGATCCACTAAAGTCAAAAGTTACTTGAGTAGATCCTCCATTAAATGAAATATCACCACTTTGTATGCTAATATATTGTCCTCTTCTGGTTCCAGAAGTAATTATAGCTTGATAATTATCAGTAGAAAATGGTGCAAATGTTTCGTTAGTACCAGTTGTTAAAGTAGCTGCTCCAGATGATAAAGATTGTGTTATCTGTCTTTTTACAGTATATGTTGTTTTTGTGTTAGCTGGGTCAACTGCCTTCAAAACTTCAAATGGGAATTGAGTAATTAAAATATCTTTACTTGAATCTCCAATGTTTGAAGTATTAAGTGAAAAAGGTGCAAATGAATTAGCTATATTTCCAAGTGGAGTTCTGTCAATCGTAAGTGTCACATCATCAGCAATAGCACTTACTATTAATCTATGGGTAAATGTAGAATTACTATGTGTTATTACATCACCAACTTTAAGTTGTGATGAAAACCTTGTACCACTACCTAATACTGTTGTTGAAGCATTATTATAAGTAATAGCACCACTAAGGTTAGTTAAAACAGGAGTTATATTAGCTGCAAAATCAAAATTAGTAGATGCTTCAACTTGTTTAGCATCACGATCAAATGTTTTACCATCATTCATGTTTATATCAAATAAATGCAATCTAAACGAAGCAGTTCTTCCAGCAGCTCCACCCAGTGCAGGTGCAACATTGCCAGTTTGATAAATTAAACCTCTTGATTTAGCAGTACCTACTAAATTACCATTTTGACCAACATTACTACTTTTATAAGCATCTCTTAAATTAACAGTTTCTATAATAGCTAGATCTGGTGCTGAATTAACATCATCAATAGTAACAAAACTTGATAATTGACTTGCAATAGTTCCAGTGCTCACATTAGCAAAATTTCTTGCTTTGTCCATAGTCAAAAATCTTGAAGGAATATCATCTACTTCATATCCTTTGACAAATGCTTTACCAGGTGTTATAACTGAAACAAATTTTGCATTACTTCCACCATTAGCAGCTAAAAAGACTCCATCATTCGAAGTGGTAGCAATGTTAGCAAAAGTATTGGTGCCTGTTGGACTTGATTTTAAATGTTCTCTTAATTCTAAACCAAATGTTTCTACTTCATAATTTCCAGATTCATCAAAAGTCCTTCTAGCTAATGTATCACCTAAAACACTAAATCTAGGATCAATATTTTTTGAAATAACTCTTCCATCTTCTACTCTAACTACTTCAATAAAATTAGTATCTGTAAGTGAATTAAATTCTAAATCTCTACTTGATAATGTTAAATTAGCTTTGTATCTATCAGCACCAGGAGCAAAAAAGTTAAATGTTCCAGTAGCTGGGTCTAATAAAGAAGTGTCATCAGTAGATTCAACAACTGATTCAGTAACTGTTAAACCAACAATTTTATTTTGTACATTTGCATATTTTTCAATAATATGTGTTTGTTGTTGAACTAAAAGAAAATTTCCCTTTGCAAAAATTGTACTTTTGCCTATTGAAAATGTAGTACCAAAACCTGTAGCTCCAGAAGATAATGCTTGAACAGTAATTGAACCATTAGTGTTTTTTATTTCTTCATTATCATTGAATACTAATAAATTGCTAGTACCACCATCTGTGTATTTTACAAATAAAGTGGGTGGGTCACCATCAACTGTTGAGGTAGCAACATCAATTACTAATGCTATTACACCGGTTGTTTCACCTTTAACTAATTGACCAATTAAACTTGAAACAACAGAATCGGCTTCAACGCCTCCAACTGAATTCTCAAGTTTAACAAAAGCGAAGTTTGGATCAAATGTTTCACTAGGAGGCGATACAAATGAACCATCTTTGTATATACCCCTACCAAATCTTTCAACTTGTGATTGTATAATTGTTTGTAATTGAGTTAACTCTCTGGCTTGTACAGCGCGCCCAGGTCGGAATAGAATTCTTACGAATTCTTTTTCTTCGTTGAAATCATCAAAATGAGGAGATGTGCTAAAAACTGTAGGCATAATTTACAATCTTAATATTGTTCTAAAGGTTACTAATTGATCATCTGTAAATGTTACAGCTGTTCTGTTATCTATGAATAATAAATCACCACTAGACTTATTTATATCAGGTTGACCATCTATTGAACTCACAGTAAATTCTCTTCCACCAGGGGTGACAAGCACATCTGATACAGATAAAGTATGATTATTTAGATTAGTAAGTAGAATTTGTTTTGTGGTAGTTTTTGTTTGTATAACAACAAATTTTCTAGTTGTATCTGATTTTAAATCTAATACGACGTCTTGTGCAACAGGATTAGAAGGATCCACTATTGAATCGAAAGTTGCTAAAAATGAAGGTGTGCCATTTTTATCTGCAAATGTTTTTTTGTTTCCAGATTGTTCTAAATCTTTTATAATACCAAATTGTCTAAAATCATTGTCAACTGTAATCCCATGAATTTCTTCATTGTTTATAGTAGAGAAAAACATTAATGAATCAGCAAACAATTCAGTTGGAGCATCAAAACCATGTCCATTTGGTGGAGATAATATAGCAGAAACATTTGCATTAGATCCTCCACCTCCTGTAATTATCACATTTGCAAATGTAAATCCTGAACCTGGATTAGTAATTATTATATTACTAACAGTTCCTGTGCCTAAATTTAATCCAACATTACCAGTAAATCCTGTCCCATCACCAACAACACTAACTTGAACATTTGAAACATTGGCATAACCAGTGCCTCCACTATTTACTTTAAAATTTTCTATTGCACCAGCAATTGAAGATAATTCGACTCTACTTTGAGAAGTATCTAAATCACCCGTCGAAAAACTTACTGATACATTAGCTCCTGTCCCTGTACTACTCTCGACGTTTAATACAGCAAAAGTATAACCTTCACCTCTATTTGTTATAACTACGTCTTCTACTTCTCCAGCATCACTTACAAAAGGTTCTAATTTAGCATTAATTCCATCACCGGAAACTGTTATAGTAGTTTGTGCATTTTTAGTATAATTTTTACCAGGATCTAGTATAGCAATAGATTGAAATTTATTGTCATTAATAATAGGCAATAAATTTGCAGTAGAATTCACTACCGTTCTATTTACACTTCCTGGCCCAGAAAATGTTACATTTGGAAATAAATTACTACCAGTACCTGTTGGATCAGTTATTACTATATTGCCACCAGCAACACCAAAACCAGGATGTGTAATAATAACCCTATCAAATGATCCTGTTGTTTCATTAATTATAGCTTCAACATTTGGTATATTTGAAGTCGTGTTTGAGGCTGGACTTGTGAAATGAACATTGGCTCTTAAACTTATGGAAGGAGCACCTGAATATCCACTACCTTTACTATCGATAGTGACTGCATCTATTTCACCATTATTATAGAAAGATTCTAACACAGATTTCTGAACTGGCATAAATGTGTCAGTTAAAAATCTTGATCTTAGTGCTAATGGTATAGTGTACATAAATTTCCACTTATACCCATCACCTAAAGTAATTACACCTAAATCATTACCTAATGGTTCAACTGTTGAAGCTGCACCATTATTATTTGAAATACATTTGTATACCTGAAATGAAGAGGATATAACATAAAAAAGAGAAGACTTTAATGTTGTAGCTCCAGAACTGGCAGGATTAGTTGTAGAATAATTTAAATCAAACTGGTCATATATTGTACCTGTGGCCCAATTTTTTCTTGGTATAACTAATGATACATCTGAAGTAGTAATTTTTTTAACATTAATAATTCTATTTCTAGTATCATTTTCATCAATACCAGTTTCATTAGGAGTAGGTGGAGTAGTAGGATCAGACCAATCTACTACCTTTCCAATAAAATAATAATAATTTGATCTAGCAGAAAAAAGTTCATTGAAAACTGAATCAGCTAACGTCTTATGAATAGAATCTTTAAGTTTAAAAGTCATATTAAGCTATTGTAATATTCCAGTTTATTGTTAATGAATCGCTTGTCCCTTTAGAAATCGAAGAGAAAGTTGTACGACATAACATTGTTCCTGTATTAGCAGTAGGAGAATTAAAAATTCCAGCTTCTTTTATTGAATGCGTTGAACCGTCACCTTTACCGGCAAAAACAGCTGTGTATGTAACTGTATTTTGTGAAATAACATTTTGCAAAGGACTTTGACTTTGTACTTCAGTTGAACCTAAAGAACTATCAGCACCAGCAGGTGCAGTGGCACTTGAGCCTATAGCCATTCGTCCAAAAGTTCCTCCAAAAGGTTTAACAGTAGTATTTCCACCTGCAACATCATGCACCATTCGTTGTGTTATAGCAGCTTTACCAGCATTCACAACTAAATTTGGCACAGATACAGTTTCTACTATATTATCATCCTTATCTTTTTTTATTATTTGTAAATTACCAAATACTCTAATTGAATCATCCATCTATTGTTCCTTAAAAGAATTCTGTTGTAAATCCTATATAACTATCAGCATCTGTTGGATCTTGGTCAACACAATATGCTTCTGCAAAATAAGTCTGAGTGGTAACTAAAACATTACCATTATCAACGATTGCACTAGTTGTGTCAACTAGAGAAGTACCTTGAGCTAAACCTACGCTTGTGTCATCTACAGCAAATGTATCAAACAAATTAATAATTAAATTATCAAAAGATTCAGTTACTACATTTGCTCTTACATCTAAAATGTCAGAAAATTCTCTATTGTTAAATAATCTCTGACCTGCTGGATGAATTGTATCTAATACAACATCTTTAAAGGTATTTATATCAACACCAGTAACTAATTGGTAAGCAAATGGCTGAAATAAAAGATCATTTTGCAATCTTATATCTGGATCTGAAAGAAATCCTTTATTAGTTGTAAACTCACCAGGAAATGAAGCTAGTCCTCCTATAGTGAAACTCAACAACGCTTTACTGTTGTCAGAACCAAATATATTACTTGTTGAACTTAAAGTTACAGATGTATTATTTCCAAAAGTAGATAATAATTGACCATTAGCAGTATGTTTAACATTACCACTACTTAAAAATCCTTTTGTAGTATCATTAACAATAGATATTTCTCTTTGAAAAGAATCATCATTAATTGTTTTATCTGAAGATAATTGTACATCAAAATTACTAGTATAGCTATGTCCAAAACTTAATATTTGAACATCATTTATAGCACCAGTAGATGCAACATTACTAATTAATAATTTTGTACCTACACCACCTGTTGAATTTATAGTATAAATTTGTCCTTGTTTAAAACCTAAACCAGCTTCAGTGACTTTAACTGAAGTTGTAGTGGGTTCAACATTTCCTGTGAATAAAATGTTACCACCTTCTGTTAAACTTGATACTGTAACTTGTTGATTTATTGCATATGCTGATGCTAAAAAATTTATATCTAAAAATACTTCTGTTAGTGTATCATTAATAATACTTGTTTCTAAAATAGGGGTTCTAAACTCTTGATTATTTACTGTTGTAGTCAAAAATCTATCTAATATTATATCACGATCCCCCCTTGAAGTTGAAATTCTAAGAGATCTTCTTTGTAAAAATGTACCACCTGATGGTATAAGAACATTCTCATATGGAAAAACTACTCTTGCATCTTCGTTAAATACAATTCTAAAAAATAATTGAAAAGATAATGTAGAACCCTTAGCCTCATAAATGTCTTTTATTCTTTTTATTGCTATTTTTTTATCGGCTAATAATGTAACAGGTAAAATCTCTGCATAATTTTTTAAAAAATATTTTATAAATGCAGATGTAGTAAAATCAATATTGTTATAATCAAGAATATTTTGTATTAATTCCTGAGGATGTTGATCTTGTTCTAAAAATTTATAATACGATTCAAAAAAGGCAATAAATTTTTTATGATCAGATTGTATAAATTCTGGAAACTGACTACTTACAATTTGAGATATTTTTTCCTTTATTCTATTCGTAGACATTTATTGCACCAATGTAGTTACATTAACTGTTAATCCTGCTTTCAAACCAGCAGAAGAATTTTCTAATGTTTTATCTCTAACTAATATTTGATTTCTTTCAGCCTTTATATTTTGATCCGCTTCTTGAATAGCAACTGTCATTCTAAAATCTGTTACATTATTAGGCAAAGCAGTAGGTGAAATATCTGTTATAACTACTTCGCCAGTAGAATAATTTACATTGCCTTTATTGTTATTTAAAATATTATTATTTTGTGAATCTCTTAATACCAATGTACCTGTACCTATATCACTTGCGGGCGATGAATCTGGCACATCAGTAATGTTAACTAGCGTTGTGGTGTTTTGTATTTCTGCAAAAAATCTACTTGATAAAACAGTACCAGGTTGAATTGAGCTATCAAATTTAAAACTATCATCTTGTGTAAATGTATTAACTGTATTTAAAGAAATAGTTGTTCTTTTTTGAAGACTGACTAATATAATTACTGTTCTTATTGATGTGTCTGCTTCCATTATATTTTTTATTAATAAGGATTTTTGAAAATCTTTATTAAAATTTTGTAAGTCAGATGTAAAATAATCATCAACAGTTTGTGTTACTAATGTAGATATTGTAGCAGGAGATGAAGTTGTAGCTGTATTATCATACTCAACATTAACTACTAAATTCACATGAAAAAATTCTGGGTCTATAAATTCAGGTTGTATAGCCATCACTTTTTTAGTGTTTAGTACTGAACTTATAATTGAATCTTTTGTTGATTGTGAAATACTAAAACCATCAAAAGGTTTTAAAGATATAATAACTTTTCCAAATTTAGGTGGAACATTATCTTCACCACCAAACACAACCACTGATTCAGCATCAGTAAAATTTTGCTCAATTAATGATTTATAGTCAGCAGCAGTAACAGCCCTATTTCTAGCAGCATTGACTCTTGGTGCTTTAAATTTTATATCAATAATATTGTCTGCATCTTTTCCACCTGTAGGATTAGAAAAAGTTGTTACAGCAGAAGTACCTCCACCAATTTTTCCAGCTGTAAAATTAACTAAACCAAAAGAAGCATCAGCAGTATTAACAGCAGATCCTAAAGATTTTAAATATTTAATTTTTATAAGATTACCAGAAGTCAATTTTTTACCTAAAATGTTATCACCAAAAAATATTTCATATTTTTCACTTGGATTCATCTCAAGAAAAAAGACTTCAGAAGTTGAAGTGACATTTGAGGTATCAATTGTTAAATTATAAGTTGTAGTAGTTGTATCACTATTTGATTCTTGAACTTGTACTAATAATGTCGAAGTATCTATATCGCCATCAGGTATTTCAAACTTTTCATCTGGACCTGGAATAGCTGAAACAAAATTTAAACTTTTTGTTACCCCCTCAACTAACTCTAAATTTAGAAATGAATATATGCCAGCTGTAGGAGTTATGGTTACATCTCCTAAATTAAAGAATGTTGTTGTATTATTATTAATAGTTGTTGAAAAAACTGTTCTATCAGGCAAAGTTAAAGTACTTGGTGATCCTGTAGGACTATTAACCACTAAATTAACTGAAGCTCTGACACTTCTTGCTGATGTGGGTGTAAAACCTAAATGTTTTGCAATTGAAATAGCAGAAGACTTTTTTACAGCAGAATCTAAAAACATTTCATTTGCCATTGCATTGCCCATAAAGGCATTGTAATGTGTATTATAAGCAAGTATATCAATTAATATACTTAAAGCAGAACCTTCGAAATTATAATCAGAAAATTCATTTTGATCTTTTAAAAAAGCAATTAAATTGGTTTTTATATCATCAAAATCTAACTCTGATACATCTAAATTTTTTAACTGTGCCATTTATCTAGCTCTTTGTAATGTTGTTGTTACAGTAACTGGTAGGTTAACATTTGTAATCATAAATTTAACTTCCACATCTAATTCGTTTCTATCAGAAATATCATGTATATCCACATTAAGTAATCTAGCTCTAGGTTCAAATTGACTAATAACATTTTGTATAGTTTGTCTCATAATACCAATAATTTTTGGCTCAAAATTATCAAATAATAATGACGTTATTTGACATCCTATTTCAGGATGAAATTTTCTTTCATAATGTATTGTACGAATTAAAGACTGTATAGATTGCTTAATAGCTGCTTCATCAGATACTTTGTTAAGATCTTTTGTTGAAGTGTTAAGTGTAAAGTCAAAATTTATATCACTAAATTTTCTTACTTTTCTGTTAATTATAGCCATGGTTTATTTATGTCAATTTGCAAAGGTATCTGAAGAACCAGTGGCAGTATGTCCACAAGTTGCAGCATCTCCCGCTCTAACTACACCAGTTCCACTTGCAAATACATTAGTTGATCCTTCTGCCATTGTTGCAGATCCATGAGGACCAATGCCATGACTAGCTACTGCATCACCAATTAATGACGCTTTATCTCCATTTACAAACACAGTTGATGAACCAGGACCAGTTATTGTTCCTCCAGCTGTATCTGTTCCAACTCTTGATATACCTGGCATTATGCTAGCTTAGATAAACCATCTGAGAATCTTTTATGGTTATTATATGTTAAAAGAATTTTTCTTTGTTTTTCTATATCAAATGAAACATGTATCCAAGGAAGTTTTGTTCCTGTATCTTTGTATTCTAATAATAACTTATCATAATTTAAATTTTCTGATAGTTTTATAGCTATATCAAAATAATCTTTTTTGTCAACATTTCTAAATTGAAAATCTACAGCTTTACCTTTTAAGTGATCTGAAGTAAAATTATTATTACTTGGATGTCTAAATGCAGAGGTGACCATAGCATTTGGAAATAATTCTAACACAATATCACACACATTCAAAGCCACAGCTGATAAATTAAAAGCTATTTCACCATACTTTAAATTTACTTGAGATTTTAATTTATTTTTAGTAACTATAGCCCTTGAAGATAATTGACCTAATGTATATTGATCAGATATTTTTATATTATCAGGTAAATATGTTTCTAACTTTAAATCTTCATTTGGTGATATAATATCATTGTTATTGGATGAAGGACTCTCAGATTCAAAAGCAGTTGGTTCTTCATCTTCACTTCCATCAGATAAACCAGCTAATTTATTTTTATTTAAAAATGTTTCACTATCTTTATCTTCTTCAGAATCTTCAGTATCATAACCAATTTTATCTTTGTAATTTGTATAAACTGGGTTAAAAATTTCTGATACTATAACACTCTTTCTGTCACTAAGTAATCCTATATTTGCTTTATTAACTACATTGGCATATCTTCCAACAGAAGCTATGTTAATTTGTGGTGAAACAAAACCAGTTGGAATTACAGGGGATGGATTATTAAGTTGAATTGAACTTGCTTTAGCATTTAAAGATCCACTTTGAACATACAAATTCATAACAGTTTTAGCATTGGAATTAATGTTAGTAGCTTCATTTTTTATAGTTATTGCATCATTAAACATATCAGTTGATGAATTATTAATAATTGTTGCAGAAGACATTAAATTATTTGTTGCTATAACACTCATATCGTTAGATGCTAATAAATTAAAATTTTCATCTGCATTAATATGCATATCTTTTAATGTATGCAAAAACATTGAACTATTACATTTATTTGTTATACTATCTTTTGCTGATACAAATATATTACCATTTGTGCAATCATTATTAATACTATTTACTGCACCTATGTAAATATTTCCACCAGCTTTTTGATTGATATAATCTTCAGCTTCAATATTAATATTTGCACTGTGAAGGTTTATTTCTTCTCTGGCAGCTAAATCTATTTTACCAGCTGCTTGAGCAGTAATATCATTAAAACATTTTAAATTTACATCTCCATCAACTTCCATAGTTACATTAGAAGCACAATATACTTTTATTTCGCCACTAATTGATATCCTAGCTTGTCCACCTACAGATAAATGATCATTCTTGTCTACAAATCTATATTGACTACCTTTTGTTTTTGATACAACCGACCCAGACTGATCCAATTCAATAAAAGTACCATTTTTATGATATATGTGTATTCTTTCGCTTTCTGGTGTATCATCAATTTCAATAATATGTCCAGATTCAGATTGAATTACTCTATTATATGGATATTCTGCATTATAAGGTATTTCGGGTTGATCAAAAAAATCTCCATCAGGAAGTTTATTACCTATGTATCTTTCGCTATCTTTTATTTGTACAATGGTGTCTGCCACATCATTAGTTGCTAATTTATTTGTTTCAGACCTTCCTTGATATTCTTTATTTGGTAATGTGGCTGTAGGATCAATAAATCCTTCAGTTTTAGTTCTTGCTTTGACTTTATTTTCAATATTTTTAAAATCAAATTTTTGAGATCTTGCGAAGGCAGCATTTTTTATAGATGAATCAAAATCTTTGCCGATTGAAGCAAGTGAAGGTCTATCTTTAAGTGCATCAACTTTTGATTTCAAAGCAGCAAGATCAAAGGCTGGTAGACTTGGAAAACCGCTTGGCAAATTTCCTAATCTTGGTACAGTAGGTAAATCAGGTATTTTCCCTGCCAAAGTATTAACAGAAAATTGTCCTAAGTTTTTATCTAAACCTAAATCAACACCAGCAGATATACCTCCTGTCAGTGCATTGGCAAGTTGATTAATATCTATTCTACCTCTCAAAATAGGAGGCAGTTTGTTATTAAACTCATTTATTACTTCATTAGTTAAAACGCCTTTAAACTTTCCTGCTAAAGATCCAATATCTAAATCTGCATTTAATAAATTTTTTAAACCATTTGGATCTAAATTTCCATTTACTAAATCCATTGGATTGTTAATACCAATAACATCAAGAGGCACTTTATTCAAAACACCCGCAGCAGTTACATCTAAATCATTTACAAAATTACTTCCTAATTTAGTTGCACTACCAGCCAATGCTTCATTTAATATTCCTCTAGCTTGAGGTGGCAAATTAGTATATTCAGGTAAACCCTGAGCCTTAGCAACTATTTGATCTTTTAGTTGATTTACTTTGAATGATGATGTGGGCTGTGTTGATGATGTTTGATTCTCTGCAGCCAGGTCTTCAAATACACTTGACATTTAATTCCTTTATTATTTTCTACTAACTACGCCTTGTCCAAAGCCACCTGAAACACTCTCGTTATAATCAGTTCTTACTTCTTTATTACCTTCACCAGTAGGTCTTGGTCTTGTAAATGCAGGCAACCCTCTTCTTATTCTTTCACTATTTATTCTGTCATATACAATTGGGTCATTTCCTTCGTATACTAATTTTTCATCTGGTGTACCTGACATATCAACTCCAAATTGAGAACCAGAACCAAAGTCTCCAAATGGTGAAGTTGGAGTGGCTGGTGGTATTTCAACTTTTTTAAGTTCTTCTCTTTGATTTAATTGATCTACTTTAATTGTATCTTTTTCCTCTTGCGGAAGTTTGCTTAAAATTTCATCTGAATTTTGTATAATATATTCAGTAACTAATTCAACTATATCTGCTTTAGATAAATTAGATTTTCCTTCACATGCTTTAACTATAACTTCAGCTGATCCAACAATACCTAAATCTAATGCATTATTTAACATTAAACTGAACAAATGCATTGATGCAAAACCACCTTCTTTGCCTTTCCCACCAAATTGTTTATTAATAATAGGACCACCCATTCTTACGACCTGAGCTCTTACTGCACTCGTATAAGTTTTCCTTATGTAAGCAAATTGAGACTTAGCAAATTTTAATCTGTCTTTTGCGTCACTTTTAAGACCACTATCAGCAATTTTAAAACCATTATTTCTCCATGTAGCATTAAACGCATCAGAACCTATTTCATCTTTAAACAAACCTTTGTATGGTTGGCCAAACTCTGATGTCATAAATGAAAATACAGGAGATGTTTTTGCAGAAGGCCTTCTAGTGCCATCTTCTGTAATTTGTGGCATAAACGAAGCTAATTTAAATATACCATATCTAAAACCAAATGTTCCATTTAATGGTTCAGTTCCTCCAGGCTCAAAGACTTTATTTGAAGTAATTGCTACATCAGCAGATGTTGCACCTGTACCTCCAAATGAATTAAGTGAAAATTCTATACCTGATGCTTTAGCATTAGGAGGAGTATATGATTTCTTAATAACAGGAGGTAATGTAGATGGCTTTTCAGGAGGTTCTGGATTATTAGGATTCTGTACGAACCCAACTTTAATTGGAAATGAGTCAGCTTTTAAACTTGGTATAGCTTTAGTGCCATCTGACAATTTGTTTTCTTTAGTAATAGTTTGACCAGATTGATCTTTTTTTGTGTCGTCATTGTCTTTTAATACAAAAGCTGCTTTAACAGGCGTTTCTTCAAACACAGTTGGAGCTGAACTTGATCCTATAGTTCCAAAGAATGCAGGTTGTTGCATATCTAAACCATCAAGATAAAATCCTACTACCCATGTTCCAGGCAACGGACCAATTGGTGAACTTCCAATACCACTTATTGCAGCAGATGTAATTGGTTGAATTGGTACAGACCAAGGAAGATCATGTGTGGGTTGTGTATCTTTGTTTATTGAGTGATGACCGTATATTCTTACTTTGCATCTACCTATTTTTTCAGGGTCATCTCTATCTTCTACAACTCCAATAAACCACTGAAACCCATCTCTGTTAAATATTTTATCCATTAGAATTACCAGTTCTTTCAAGAGTTGTAGATCTCATTCCATCTTTTACTATTTCCATACTCATCATGTGACTTTGTTGATTAATTTTATGATTTATAGCTGTTATTAAATAGTTACCTGTGTATCTAATATCTTCATTTTCACTTGAAATGTCATTCATACCTTTTGGTGATACATCAGGATAAATTAATTTTAACATTCTGCCAACTTCAATGTCTGTTCTTCCAGGTACAAATACTTCTAACTTTAATTGATCTAATTCTAATAAATTTGTTTTTCTATTACCATATATTTGAGGCATTCTTTCGTTCACATTTTGTTCTATATCATGCAATCCTGGATGAATAGGATTAAATTTAATATCACTTAATGTCGATAATACTGTATTTGGTTTAAAAAATGGAAGAGTATTATTACCTTCAGTGTGCACATAATCATCATATTTTTCTGTAGTAATATAATCAGTATTTGTTACTGTTTTATTTACTATGTCTAATGACATTAATCTATTTGCAAAATAACCATTAGTATAATTGTCTAAATGATTAAAATTCTTTTTAATTGCCAGATCGTTAATATTAAATACTTTTATATTATTATTTTTATTTTGTTCTAAATTGTTTATATTATATCTGTAAGTACCAATACTAGAATTTTTATTATTATTATTAATATTAAACAACAATTCTAAATTAGTAAACATAAATGCTTTGTTTGTTTCAAAAAATAAAAAATTACATGCCTTACCTTCTTTAGGCATAGATTTTGACGCACACCAATTTATACATTTAAATGGTGTCCATCCTGGACTAACAAACTTAATATTATTTTCAGTTGTAGTTACAAAAAATTCTGATCCATTATCAACAAATTCATAACTATTATTGTTTTTTACTGGTGCTCTACTTATTTTTAAAAATTCATTAAATATATTTGAAACTATATCACTAGCAGTTCCCTCAAATGTTTTAAATAAAGGATTAATAGTATTTTGAATTGATTCAGCTGAAACAAAATGGGCTATATATGTTTGTGTAGCTTTATCATTTATTAGTTGTCTATCTGTAATTGAATAAATTCTAAAAAGTTTTTCAATTGAAGAATCTGATGTTGGTGTATTAATTTTTACATACAAATATTCTTCACCAATTAAATCAAACTCTTTAATTAAATTTCTACTATCCACAAATAACATTTTACCATGCATAACTGGACTAAAAATATCTTCTTGTATAGTAATTTCTGACATATAGTCTAATACATCAATACATTTGAGTCTATTGTTAATTAATACAAGCTCTTTAAATTCAACAGAACCAGCAGTTTGAAAAGGTACAGTTGTTTGTTGTGTCATTTATTTACTATCTGTTCAAATTCACTGACTACTTCAGGAATTAATGATCTATTTAAAATTTTAATTAATCTTCTCGATTCGTTTTCATTATCTTCAAATGTTAAATTAGTTACTGATATACCAGATAAAATATCAATTGAAGTTATTACTGGGTTTGCTGATGAATTAGATGATAATAATTGATCTCCTGCAATAAAACCACCATTACCAACACTAGTTAAAACAGTTAAAGTCTTATTATTTGCTGCTTTTGAAGTTATAACGCCAACACCCACATTAGTGTTATTAATTAAAGTAGTGTTATTTGATACACCTTCAAAGTTTTTAGTTGCATCAATTGTGTCAGCATTTAAAACTATTGTTGCGCTCACAATATTGCCAGTACTATTTTCATAGTGGTGAGGAGCATTAATATTTGTGTACTTTCCTTCAGTAAACTTTTTTAAATTAAACTGATCAAGAGGCCATCCAAATCTTGGGTCAAGTATATCATTTGATTGAAGTATTATCCAATGTAAACCTGTATCACCATAAAATTTATTAGCAGTTGATTCTGGTGTTTCCCCGTCCTTTATGTAATAGGTATCAAATAATGAACCATTAGTAACTACATTAGATAAAAACTTTGTACGTATAAAAATATTAGGTATAATTTTATTTGTTTTAAATTCATCTAACGAATAAAGAGTTAACGGTAAAGTTTGAAAATATTTAAACATTAGTAACCTTTTGAAGTAATGTTTTCTTTAGTAAGAAGTTCAATTTCTTTAAATCTTAATGTCATATTTACTTCTACTGGTTCGCCATTTTCAAATGTAGCAAATATATCACCTCCATATTCTACATTCATATCTTCCAAAACACAAGTTGATATTTTATTAAAAAATGGATTTTCTTTTGTTCTGTAATAGTACTTAATATCAAATTCAGAAGGATATAAAAACATTAAGTTTTTTTCGCCAACTAATTCTGGATGCATATGAAACTTAAATAATTCTATTATATTTTTTACACTAGCAACTTCATTTTGATTTTTTGGCATAAAAGTATGTCTAAAATTAAATGTTCTGAAATCTACTCTTTCAAAAAATTGTTCTCTAAATGGATTTGTTGTATTTTTTATACCACTTTCTAATAATCTTCTTGTATTAAGCGTACCACCAAAAGATCCACCTAAACCTCCAACTGTATTAAGTAGTTGCAAGGCAGCTGGCGCACCAACTTGTTTTGCAAGTTCTGTAATACTTTCTAAATTATTTAATTGTGAAACATCTGTTGTTCCTAATAAACCTCCTAAAATTCCTACTGCATCATCTGTATATTGTGTAGAATAGTTTACTGCTGGTCTATCTTGTATATGTAATGTAACAACATCAGATATTCTTCTGGGTATGTCTTCTTTAATATCATCAAAAACGTCACCAAGTTCTTTGGTTGCTTGTTCACTTAATAATCCTCCTCCAACAGCTCCTCCAGTACCTCCTAGCAATGCGCCTAAACCAGATCTATTTGCTAAACCAATAGCAGCAAATGTAATGGCACCCACTTTACCTGCTCCTGCTATTTTTCCTGCTTCTTCAGATTTTGCAGCTTCAAGTTGAGTCTGTCTTGGTGTTAATTCACCAGGCACTATACTACTTTTTAGATCTTCTCTTATCTTAGACTTTGATCCTTGTAAAAATTTACTTTTACCTCTCATGTTTATAAAAAAACGAATATAGTGTTGCTTATCCATATCTGAACCAATACCGTCTGGATAAGCTGCTTCAGTAAAATTGTAATTAGCGGCCCTCACAGTTATTGGCTCTAATTGTACATCATCTCCATTATTATTTAAACTTTGTAAAGATTCACTGTTGTCACCAGGATTATCAATTAAACTTGACCCTCCAAAGTTTAATTTTTCATTAATTCCGCTACCACCCATAACAGTTGCCATTTATGGATCCTTTATAAATAGTTATTTAATTTATATTATTTATGGTATATAAAGAAACTTATAAAGGTAGATACAAAGTAGCTAACCCTAAAAAGTACAAAGGTGATTTACAAGAAGTTGTATACAGGTCTTCTTGGGAATTAAAATTTATGAGGTGGTGTGATCATAATAAGAATGTACTTGAGTGGGGATCAGAGACTACTATAATTCCGTATCGATCTCCTGTTGATAGTAAATTACATAGATATTTTGTTGATTTTTACATTAAAATAAGAAATAATAATAATAAAATTAACAAATTTCTTGTTGAAATAAAACCCGAAAAGTTTACTAAGCCTCCAGTTATTCCAAAGAAAAAAACTAAAAGGTTTATACAGGAAGTATTTAATTATGGAACCAACCAAGCTAAATGGAAACAAGCTAACGAATACTGTTTAGATAGAGGTTGGGAATTTTTAGTGCTCACAGAAAAGGATTTGGGTATAGAACAATATGGTTGATATATTAGAAAAAATAGGACAAATACAAGAAGCCACTAAAAGTGAAATAAAACCTGTGAGTTGGTATCAAGGTCAAATTAGACAATTGGGATTGAATACTATTAACACTCAAAAAATGATACAATCAGGCAAATTAACTACAAGAGTTATACCTGGTTATATGTACTTATTTAAATACGATCCAAAAGATAAAGATCTTCCCTACTATGATATGTATCCACTCGTTATTCCATTCAGAAGAGTAAATACTGGTTTTTTTGGTGTAAATTTTCACTATCTACCTTACATGATTAGATTAAATATATTAAAGGAATTTGAAAAATATGCAACAAATAAAAATATACCTGAAAAAACAAGAATAAGATTAAATTATAGGTTGATGGAAACAAGCAGAGTTTTTAGATTTGTTAAGCCTGCTATAAGACAATACAGTAATCAACAAATGAGATCAAGATTATTAACAATACCGTTTAACGATTGGAAAGTAGCATCACAGCTACCTGTACAAAAGTTTAGAAAAGCAACAATGGAAAAAGCAATAAGAGATACAATTAAAAAATCTAGGATAAGGTAATGAGTATAGGAGCATTTTCACAATTTCAATTAAGTAACTTTCAATCAGAAGTACTTGGTAGAGGATTAGCTCGTCCAAATAGATTTGAAGTTATAATTCCTAGACCAGCTATCTTAAATAGACGCAGTCAACAATTAGGATTTAATGGAGGAATAGTAGGAGGCGAAAGAATTGGAACTGCTACTATTCCACCACAAAGAATATCAATATTATGTGAACAAGCAGCATTTCCATTATTTAATATAAATGTTAAACCTTATAGAATATACGGCACACCATATCAAAGACCTGTTACTTCAGATTATGGTGGCGATGGTTTACCAATGACCTTTCACGTAGATAGAGCTATGACAGTAAAAAGATTCTTCGAAGATTGGGGCAGGTTTATTATTAATAGAGATACATTTAATGTTGCATTTCAAGATCAATATGCGGTAGATATTGAAATTTACCAATTAGACGAATTTAATAAAAGAACATATGGTGTAAAACTAATAGATGCATTCCCAAGAAGTCAAAATCAAATGGAACTGAATATGGGAGCTCAAAATCAAACACATAGATTAATAGTATTGTTTTCATATAGAAAATGGATTTTTGTGAATGAAAATTCGAATACTCAATCACTTTTACCCAGAGGAGAACAAGTTACTCAACATGTAGTAGGTGAAACTGTTATAACAAGAACTGAAACCAACGCAGGAGTAACAACATTCTTTGGACCATAATAATGGAGATATAATATGGCATTACCTGTTTTAGAAACGCCAACATTTGAACTGATATTACCATCTACAAAACAAACAATAAAGTTTAGACCTTTTTTAGTTAAAGAACATAAGATATTACTTAGCTTAGAAAAAACTGGTGCTAAGAATATTGTAAAAACCGTCAAAGATTTAATTGATGTTTGTACTTTTAACAAATTAGATGTTGATAAGTTGCCTAATTATGACGTTGAATATTTATTTTTAAATCTAAGAGCAAAATCTATAGGTGAATTAGTTGATGTAAATATCACATGTGTTTGTGATGAAAAAATAAAAGCATTTGTTGATCTTAGCAAAATAAAAATAGAAAACGAAAGTAAAATTAATTCTAATATAATTGATTTGGGCGATAATTTAAAAGCTAAATTACGATATCCTAACTTTGATGAAATGATGGGAATATATGAAAATATAGATACGGAAAAAGTATTTGAAGTTATTGGGAAATGTGTAGATGAAATACATGAGGGCGATAAAATTCATAATAAATTTACATCTGAAGAACTAAATACTTTTATATTAAGTCTAACAAAAAAACAATTTAGTAATATTGAAGAATTTTTTGTGAATTTACCTAAAGTAACATATGATGATGAAGTAACATGTAAAAAAGCTGATTGTGGTAATATTAATAAAATAAGATTGGAGGGTATTGAGCATTTTTTTATATAACTCTTTCTCATAACGACCTAATTGAATACTATCAATTAAATTTTCAATTAATGCAGCATCACAAATATTCATTAGGAGAATTAGAAAATATGATACCATGGGAAAGAGAAGTTTATGTTGGATTGTTAATTCAATACCTAAAAGAAAAAGAAGAACGGGAAAAAATTGTAGCTCAAAATCAAAAACATCACAATGGATAAATTTAAAGAATCACTCACCAATATACTTAAATCTATGGTTCCTTCAAAAGAATCGCGTCAAGATACTGTAGATAAATTTAAATCCGCCTTTAGAACAGATCCTACAAAAATTCTAACTGAAATTTCTAAAACTTCAAAAAAATCATTTGTTTTATTGCAAGCTATCCAAGAAAATATCGATAGAATGCGTGAGATTATGGATGATAGTAAAGAAGATAAAAAAGGAGGTTTTCTTTCCAAATTAATAAAAGGGATATTATCTGCTTTAGGAATAACATTATTATTTAAAAGTATAACTAGTCTTTTATCAAAATTTCCAGTTGTTGCAGGACAGGCTATAAAAGGAGCATTTAAAGGATTAGGAAAACTTATTACTGTTGGTGTCGTAGCTGGTTTATCTGGCATTGTAGCTGTTTTAAAAGGATTAACAAGTGGCTTAGCTAAAATGTTAGGACTTAAATTACCTACAACAACACCTAATATAAATCCTAATTCTAAATCTAGTCCAAGTGCAAGAGCAGCTACTACAGGTCCTCTCACATCACAAACTAGTAAATTAAATCCACCAAATAAATCGAGTATTATAACCAGTTCTTCTGGTCCACAATCCCGTGTTAACAAACCTGGTGCTATTGTAATTCCAGCATCCTCAAAAGCTAGATCGCAGGTTCAACAATCATCCATGAAAGCAGCTGCTACAGGTCCTCTTAAACCAGATGCCAAAGACGTAGCTAAGTTATCAGCTAAATCTTTAGGAAAATCAGCTTTGAAAAAAATACCTGGTTTAGGACTGCTCGCTGGAATAGCTTTTGGAGTAGATAGAGCCATGGGTGGTGATTTAAAAGGTGCAGGCATGGAAGTAACATCCGGATTAGCTGGATTATTTCCTGGTTTTGGAACTGCTGCAAGTATTGCAACAGATGCTGCTTTACTAAAACATGATTTGGATAGAGGTAGTGATAGTACTAAAGTAGAAGTAGCAAAAGATACAATGAACCAAGTAAATCCTAATATAACCAATCAAGGTGTTGGCGTTGCTTCTCCTGTGATGGTAAATCAAAGAAGTAGTTCTAAAACTATCAAAGATTCACAAACTCAAACTGAAGTATTAAATACTACTAGTCAAAATGGAACACCATTGACTGTTGTTAATAATAATACAAATAATGTGGCAAATAATAATACTACAGTAGCAAATAAAACTAAACCAAGAAATACTGAAAGTGCATTAGAAAGAGAAATATCAAGACATTCTAATCTTGGAATTGCATAAAAAAAAGGGCCTTTCGGCCCTTTCTTAATCTTCGTTTGCTAACTTAGCAAAATAACTCAACGATTCATCTACATCCTCTTCAACCTTTGGTGTGGGCTTAGAAACAGGCGCTAAGACAGGTTTAGGTCGATCTAAGTCAACGTCTTCAGCCTTTCTTAAACTAGCACCAGAGGCAGTTAAAACCATCTCTAATTTCTTTTTAAGGTCTTCATAACTTTTAAAGTTTTTAGGATCAGTAAACTCAACTAACGAGTGCTGATTGTTCCAAGTAGTTTCAAGCGCTTCATCATCATCTAACAACTTAGCTATTGAATCAAACTCAGACTTATCATAATTACGATAGCCTTCAACGTTTCTAATCTTCAACTTGAAGTTAGCACCCTTCCAAAAATCAAATGGATTTACTGGATCCTCATCTTCAAACTGAGGCTGCATAACATCTTTAATTTTATCAAAGATTTTTTTACCATACTTGTATAGAAATGGTTTACCTTCATTCTGTGGATTAGAAGGATCTTTAACAACTACAATATTAGAAATGTAAGTAAGTTTACGTTTCTGTCTACGAGCTGTCTCTTTATCTTTCTCTTCTCCAGTATGCCAAAGTTCTGTATTTAATTCAGAAACTGGATCTGGTTTATTGAGTGTGGTTAAAGAATTTTCTATATACCACTTGCCAGTTGAAGGACTTTGAAATGCATGATGCCACACACGAGCCCAAGGTAGCTCTTCGCCTTTAGGAGGTGGAAGGAATCTAATAACAGCATAACCATTACCAGACTTATCTACTTCAGGTTGCCAGAAGCGCTCGTCTTTTTGTCTGCCTTCTGTAGAGGGTGTGTTAATCTTTTCAACTTCTTGCATTAAGTCATCAAAATTACCACGGTTCTTTTTTAAAGCACTAAAATCTAAAGCCATGTATATCTCCGTATAAATTGTATGTTAGTATATTTTAATAGTATCATAATATAAAAAAAACTTCAAGTGTTACTTAAGATTAGCATCAACGGCAACAAAAGGCCATTGAACCATTCTTCGAGACATCTCATTTTGAATGTGTGCCATTTTAGTTAGCACACGTTGAGTGTCTCTTATCTGGCCATTGAGCAAATGTATTGTCTCTTGTGCAATAGCCAAATCTTTTTGCAACTCAGACACTTTATGTTCTAAGTCTTTCTTTGAGTGTTCTGACATATCTATCTTTATCTATATTTAAAAAGGGTTGATATTTCTTAATAATTCTCGAAACATCAGGCCATATTATATCATTGCATAACGCTTTATCTAATCTATTAGTGTAGTTATTTATCTGATTTAAAATCACTAGCGTTTCAATTGATATATGTTTACCCAAGTACCTTTTTAATATTATAGGCTGTTTTGAATCAGAATAAAACAAGTTATCAAAATTAATATTATTTTTTTCACAATAGAACAAAAGGTTGTCTATATCATTTTTAAATGTATATGACATAGCTTCCATTCTTTTTTTCCAATCGAGATAATTGTGTTTTGCTTCTGAATCAAACACACCACCCCATCTATCACCAGAAACAAAATTAGCAACTAAGAAATCAACAATTTCTTTTTCACTATAGCTCTCTGCTATTTTTCTAATGTTAATTAAATCATTTCTTTTGAAAAAAGATTGTTTTGTTGCTCGCACTCTGCCTCTTTGTTTAATGGCATCATACTTATCAGTAGTAAAATGCAATTTAAGAGCTAAGTAGGATTTATAAACGTCAAATGCTTCCATACATATCATACCGGTAATTTTCCTTTTGGTCTCATCATATTTGCATCTTCAGCCTCTAGTTGTATCTTTTCTTTAAGTGAAGGTGTAACTAAATTCCCTATATTTTCAATATCGACACTATTATGATAACAATAATCTATAATAGCATCCATGTAACCAATTCTTTCCTTCGAAACTCTTTCCTCAATGTGGAGAGAGAATTCTGTTGGTGATCTAAACCTTTTTGTAATTAAAATAGTATCATTTAAATTGGTCATAGAATACCAGTAGTTTTCAACATAATGATACTTGTATTAATAGCTACACAAGAAACTGAAAATGCACTAATAGTCAAACAAACTTTCTGATACATATTCTCTCCTAATATTAAAGTATTCCATACGTGCGCAACATAATTAAGGTAGTACTAGTTGCTATTGTACTTATTGCCATTGTATGAATAATCTGACAAATTTTATCTCGCATATCTCTCCTAAGTTGGCCCAGGTCTTTGGGTAATAAGGAAGACCTGGAAAACCCCACTTAGCTATTAAGCCGCTAAGGCAAAGACTTCGTCGTTTGCATTTACTTCGGTTGCTCGATTAACGGTCGTCGCCTACCGGATCGTCCATCTTTCTATTCATTGCCCCGTCGAAACCAGGACACCCCCATTTATCTTATATAATTAGGATTTAATACATCTTCGAGTATAACTACATGTTCTCTATTCTT